CTTTCAAAAGCCGGACGCATAAACGGTTTTGCCGGCATGCTTCCGGTGTGTGAAACGCGCCGCCACTGGCCGCCTATTTTGCGGTACTGTGTTTTTTTATATTTCCGTGGCGCCGTGCCAAATTCCACCAGGTGGCCATAATACACGCCGTACTTTTTTCGTCGCGGCCCCAGCAAGATAAAGAGCTGTGTGTTACTTCTCGGATTGATGTATCCGATACTTTTTTTCAACGCGCCGGTTCTTTGCGGAGCGCGGCTTTTTGCATCGCGCTTCATAGGAGCCGCAGCAAAGCGCAAAGCCTGACGGATAGGGCGAACCTTATTTTTTATCTTCGCCGCTTCCAGCCGCTTTACCACATCACCAACACCTTCAATCTTAAAGGCCGCCTTATCTTTTATGCTCGTCCCGGTTATCATTCGCTGCTGTTGTCCCTGTATTCTGTTGTTATTTCAATAATCCTGTTGTTAATTATTTCCACGTTGATGATGTTGTAAAAGTCATCGCCATGCTTCAACCTGTCCAGCGTGGTGATATTCTGCCCCGCATCTCGGATGGTCCACACTTCGCGGCGCGTGTACACCTGCTGGTTTTCGTCGCCCTCCACATCTTCGCGGCCATTCACCTGGCTCTTAGCAGCATATTCAGAGTATTTAAGAGCATAAACAGATTCCCGCTCGCCATAGTCGTTAGTGTTATAGCTGTATCCGTATATCTCTATCTCATATTCATAGCTGCTCGATCTCATACGTTCGGGATTCTGTAGTTTTTAAAAATCGTTTCGGCAGCAAACGGCAACTGCTCCACGTGTTTACTCACCAGCACCTCCTCGCGATTTTCGAAGAAGTGGGCGGCAGTCATCTTTATGGCCTGCAAAATATCAGCAGGTACATCATCTGCCGCCCACCCGGCCGAATAAACAGCCTCATAAGCATCGGAGCGGTTGTAGGTTTCCACTTCCTTGTTATCCAAAATATGAAGCACGGCTGGCACCGGTATCGAATCAATCACAAAGTCTGTATCTTCTACGAGCGTTTGTTGCTCATTATTTGTGTCATAATATTTTAGCGTAGTAAATTCGGTTACCTTACCACCTGGCAGATGCACAAAGCGCTGGATTTTGTTAAATGTAAACGTAATGGTTGCCGACAGGATTTGCCTGTTCATCAACCGCTCACCCATTGCGACAGAAGCTTTGATAAAAGCCTCTATCATGCCATCCCACCGCGATTGCGTGGGCTTTATTTCCAGATGCTTTTTCATATCCTCCACGCTAAGTAGCGTAAGCTGACTGGTGGATGGGGTGGTAACCGCGTAACCTTTCATTTTGCCGTTGTTAAAAATTCCACAATCGCATTAGCAGTAGCCTTGCCAATGCCTTTAATGTCCTGCAGGCTTTCGGCATCCATTTGCTCCACCTCTTCATAAGTTAGTCCGGCCTCAAGCAGAACCTGCCTTGCCGGAATTTCAGAAGGCAGCGCGCTGGCCTGCTCTTCTGTTAAGATTTTAATAGCTCCTTTGGCTTCCAGTTCTTTCGCTTTTTTTTCAGACATCTCGCTAAGATGGCCGATGCGATGGCTAAATCCGTATTGTGGGCCATGCTGTAGCCATTCCACTTTCTTTTTCATAGTATTTTTTATTTTTTTAATTCCAAGTAAGTCATTCAGGTATTGCAGCACGTATCCGCCAAAAGCGTTAGGTACCGTATTAATAAGTAGTTTTCCGGCAGCCTGTTTTGCTATTTGTTCCGGAATTATTTTTTGCGTAGTAATACGCAGTTGCACGTCTTTATCTTCTGCATCCGGCCTGATATGATGATGATTAAAATAAACCGTAGCACGCATCAGGCTATGAGCAACAATGTCATGCTGCTCCAACACCAGTTTTAACATTTTTTTATTCATCACCACCGGGGTGTGGGTTTCAAAATTAAAATCAGGATAACCCCGCGTTTTTAAATATTTCTGCGTGGCTTTTATCTGATTCAACCAGGGATGCGATGGTTCGCCTTCTAAGCGGTCTAACAGTCTTTTTGATTCGGTGACCGGAATTTCTTCCGCAAAAAAAGGCCGGATAAAATACATATCGTCGTGCATTAGCACAAAGTCGTATGATATTTCCGAATGACCGATGATAACATGGTATTTTTTTACCACATCCGCCGCACGCCTTTGCAACCATGCTCTATTATTTCCATCGACACGAGTAGAAGGAATGTGGATAACGCCCGGGATATTACCCGGCGCATCGCCGACCACAAAAAGATTTCCGGCATCTTTACAGAATATCTGCACAGACTTCACCGAGCGCCGCAGCTCCTCGTTGCCGTATTCTCCTTCTATGTATTGCCAAACGAAATCCATTGCTTAATTTTTGTTGCGGATGCAGGAATCGAACCTGCTCCTGTGGCTTATGAGACCACCGACTTAAACCGTTTGTCCTATCCGCTGTTTTTTAAAAAAAGAGCCACCGCGAAGGCGGCTCTTTTCAATTAATCAACCTAAAACACACAAAAAATTATGAAAAAACTATGAGGTTTTTGCATCGCTTATCACGGCAAAACTTTCATCATGCTTGATGCCAATGTCCCAAAAACTATCAGCCTGCAACTCTATCATTGCATTTTTCTTAGACGTGAACGGGTCGGTGATGATATTCATACCACCAAACTGCCCGATAATCAAGTCAGCCCAGTTACCAAAAATGATAGCACTCAGGTCGCTGATTTCAGAAGTGCCGGAACCGTAGGTCAAGTCAGAAGGCACGCTGTTGGTTACGAATCCACGGTAACCGTTGATTTCGTTATTCTCCCAAACAAACCGCCCGGAACCTGAATCCAAAGCTTTTGTCTTGAGATAACCACGCACCTTAGCGTTGGTCAGATAAGCCAATGCCCCCAGGTCAGCATTGTCAGCAGCCACCGCTGTTTCCAGCGCTACCATATCGCTGAAAGAGGGGTTACCACCTTCTAACGTCACGCTGTTGGTGATTCCGCTGTCATTGAGAATACCCACAAAGTTATCGCCACCGGTGGCGCCATTAATGATTGTAGCCTGCAGCTTTTGCATGATGGCCCTGGTGAGGCTTTCGCGGACAATACGCTCCACGTTGGGATTACTCTGAATTAACAGCTGGCGCGAAAATTTTCCGAGCGAGGATAACCGCTTAGGCGAAAGCGATACTTTGCCCACTCCAATTTCCGATTCAGGCGTTTCATCAATCTCACCTTCCCAGGTTGCTGTTTGGTCCGACGTCTTTTTCGGGATATCAACATTTCCCGACAATCCCGTCATGATGTCGGCGCCCATCTCAAACACCACCATGCGGTTAATCAGGTTGTCGATAAAGCCCATGTGATCGGTAGGCACAAAGTCTCCGGCATCTGTTTCACCAGTTACGCCAGTAGCTGTAGCCGCCCTGAGCTCCGTTTTAGTAAGCACCATCGCCGGAATCTGGAGCCCTTCGCCGGCGCCACGGTTTTGGTTCATACCTTCCTCGTGCATCTCTTTCTCGATGCCATCCAGTTTGTTTTGGCTGTACTGGCGGATAGCCTTAGCAAAGCTAAAGTTGGCAATATCTTTTGCCCGCTTTTGTGCGTTGCTTTCCTTGCCGCCACGATATTCCCCTTCACCACGCTTTTCAGCTTCTTCCGCTTCGCGGCGTTGCTCCTGCTCTTCGCGTTCAAGGGTAAGGTTGCGTTCAATTTTTTGGTCTAAGCTATTCACCTTTTGTTCCAGTTCTGACCAACGCGTTTCTTCCTGCTCGTTAAAATCGCGGTTTTCCTTTTCAGCGGTATCGTTCATTTGTTTCATTTCCGTGGCCGCTGTCTTGCGCTCCTGGCGCAACTCTTGTACTTTTTTCAGATATTTACTCATCTTTATAAAATTTGAAGTTTTCTTTTTCGAGATTTTGTTTTTAAATTAGGTTTTTTCACATCATTTTTTCGGGCATCCCGGCTGCGGGCTGCCACTTTCGTATCCTGATATGCCGGATAAGTAACCGGGCTCACATCAATCAGGCTGCCGATTTTCTCAATCGTACGTAAATCATTGTCAGGGTTTTCTTCGTCGAATTCCCAGCGATGTTCCTTGACGATAAAAGCAAATGAGGACTGATCCACATCACCGCTTTTAATCGCATCATAAAGGTCGCGAGCATATTGCCTGTCGGGCGTAGTGTACTTATACGTTAAATCGCCATTTTCGTTTAAGCCGATTTCAAGCGTATTAGATGCCGTCCTTCCAAGAATAAAATTAGGATCATGGTTAAACAACGCCCTTACGTCATCATTCAACACATCATCAAATGCCCCGCGGGCTATTTTTTCACGAAAAAACCCCAGGTCAGTTTCTTTTTCCACAATCGCAGCCACCCCTTCAACAATGTTATCATCACCCTCAGCACGTTTTTGCACCGATACGGGCGCCGTAAAAAATCGACGTTCTGCCTGTGGAATCTCTTTTATGTAATCCTGTTTTTCCATACTAATTATTGTTAGTCATTTTGCTCTTGTAATACTGGTCCACCATTTTTTCAGGGATTTTATTCAAGTCAACATAAAACTCATCGCCATTTTCCGTGCTATTAATATCTTCGAGACGGCGGACATCGTTCTTGTTGAATACGCCGTGATACAGCATTTTGTCGTAAAACTCCGTTTGCGATTTGATATCGCCACGCAATAATCCCTTCAGGTTAAACTTAATGGCATAGTTGCCGGCCCGTTGCTCGTCGAGGGTAAAAAGTTTACGTTCCAGTTCTTCTTCAATTCTCCGTACCCAGGGCATGACGGTGAACTTTACGAACTCGGTGCTGAATTGCTCAAAGCTGTTATAACCGCCCTGCTTTATCGCTGAATAAACCAAGTGCAACGGCACGCCGAAAAAGCCGGCAACCTCTGCGTTTGTAAATTCGCGGGTTTGGATAAACTGCAAATCTTCGAGCGAAAGCGCAAAGTTTT